CAACTAGCACTACTACTACCACCACCACTATCGTTCCTCCAACAACTACTACCACTACAACCACAGCTCCTCCTCCTCCAGTATATTATACTTATGTAGTAAGACCTAGTAATAACTTAGGAACTATATGTACAGACCCTAGTTATACAGTTTACTCAAGTAGTATATTGTTAACTAGTGGTGACTTTATATTTTATGATACTGCTCTTACAAATCCAGTGACAGGCTTTGATTATGTAGTACGTGCATCAGGTTCACCAGATATTTACTATATGAACCCAGGAACAGGAGAATTAACTTCTGATACAGGAATTGATTGCTAGTTATATTATTAAAAAATTAAATAAATTCAAATAAAATATTATGCGTACAGCTTCTATATGCCCAACATGCTCCACCTTTGAAAACGCATTGTGTGTTTTATATAATGGAGATTATTTAACCAACACAGACATAACTCCATTAGATTCTGTTGAGACAGCAATTATAAAGATTAATGATAATTTAGTTCCTATTACAGGAACAGTTCCTCCTGTAAATAGTGCTATTTACTTAGGACAGTTGTATCTAGATACATCTGCTCCTACATTATATTTTGCTGAATCTATAGGAACTGGTGCTAATGATTGGGTGGCACTTGGTGCGTCCACTCCTGTTAACACAAGTTCAGGTACATACGTTCCTGTAGTGGTGGGTGTATTAAATATAGATTCTGCAATAGGATTTAATTCTCATTATATGAGAACAGAAGGTCAAGTGAGTGTTCAAGGATCATTAGAACTTTCAATAACAGCATTTGGTGTTTTTGAATTAATTGTAGCTCTACCAATATCTTCTAATCTTGTAGCATTAACAGATGTTAGTGGAACTGCTATATCATATCTTGGACTTCCAGGAATAACAAACTTTGGATATATTGAAGCAGATGTGGTTAATAACCAAGCAATATTAAAAGGTATAAATACAATAACTTCTCCCACCACCTTTTATTTCAACTTCACCTATACTATTTTATAATATATAAAATATGAGTATTCTTTGTCAAGCAACTCCTTGTCCTGTAATATTAAATGCTCTTTGTGTACATTACGAAGGAGCTAATTTAATATATACAGGAATTAATACCAATGATGATCTTCAATTAGCACTTCAAAAAATTGATGCTGCTATTGGAGATATTGCTGTTGGTACTAGTGGAACTTCTGGTACTTCAGGCACGTCTGGTAGTTCAGGAACTACAGGTACGAGTGGAACCACAGGAACTAGTGGAACCACAGGAACTAGTGGCACTAGTGGAACTACAGGAACGAGTGGCACATCAGGTACAAGTGGAACATCTGGTACATCTGGTACAAGTGGTACAACAGGAACTTCAGGTACAACAGGTACAAGTGGCACAACAGGTACTTCAGGCACAACAGGAACTAGTGGAACTTCAGGAACAACAGGAACTTCTGGTACTACAGGAACTTCAGGAACTACAGGAACAAGTGGAACAAGTGGAACTACAGGAACTAGTGGTAGTAGTGGAACTAGTGGAACTACAGGTACTTCTGGAACAACAGGCACTAGTGGTACTAGTGGTACAAGTGGAACTAGTGGTACTAGTGGTACTAGTGGTACAAGTGGAACCACAGGAACTAGTGGTACAACAGGAACTAGTGGCACTACAGGTACTAGTGGAACCTCTGGTACAAGTGGTATAGATGGAACTAGTGGAACAAGTGGAACTACAGGAACAAGTGGTACAACAGGCACCTCTGGAACCTCTGCTACCTCTGGTACTAGTGGAACATCAGGTTCTAGTGGTTCTTCTGCTACATCAGGTACAAGTGGTACATCTGCTACATCAGGCACCACTGGAACAAGTGGATCGTCTGCTACATCTGGTACATCAGGAAGCTCAGGAATACAAGGAGATAGATATGCTACCACTTCTGTAACAAGTTTTGTTTTAGGTAACGCAGGAACATTAACAGTGGATTTAGATTTGTCTTACTCAGTAGCACAATCTATAATTATAGCAGGAGATGCTAATAACTTCCAAGAATGTGAAGTGATATCTTATGATCCTTTAACAGGAATATTAATATTTGGTGCTCCTACAAGAACTGTTGGATCAGGAAGTTTCCCTATATGGTATGTAAATCTTGATGGTGCTTCTGGTGGAGATGGTACAAATGGTACATCTGGTACCACTGGAACATCTGGTACTACAGGTACATCAGGTACTAGTGGAACCTCTGGCACTACAGGAACAAGTGGAACCTCTGCAATAGATGGTACATCAGGTACCTCTGGCACCACAGGATCTTCTGGAACAAGTGGAACATCTGGAACTACAGGATCTTCTGGAACAAGTGGCACCACAGGAACTAGTGGAACGACTGGTACTAGTGGAACAAGTGGTACATCAGGTGAAAGTGTTGTTTATGAAGGAACATCCAATGATTGTATTGCATTTCCTTTAGCTGAATGTACAACCACTACAACAACAACTACCATTCCTCCAACAACAACTACAACAACAACTCTTCCTCCAGGAGTGTATTCTTATTCAGTAAGATTAGATAATTCTACAGCAACAATTTGTTCAGCTGTAATTGTAACAGTTTATTCTAGTAGTGTATTGTTAACCACTGGTGATACTATATACTATGATAGTGGTCTTGCCATCAGTGTAACAGGATATGATTATGTGGTTAGATCATCAGGCCCTCCAGATATTTATAACTTAAATCCTGGAACAGGAGTGATTGGTTCAGACACTACGCTTGATTGCTAAATCTGATATAGATCTATAAAAAAATTATTTTTAAATAAAATTATAAAATGAGTTGCATACCTTCCCCATATTGTAATATTTCAATAACTGTAACTTCAGGGTTGTCTTATATCACTGGTGATTTTATCACTCTGTATTGTTCTAATTGTAATTATATATCTGGACAAGTAGTTTCTTACAATATTGGTACTGGAGCATTAGTTTTCACACCTCTTTCTTATGAAGGAACAGGAACTTGTTGTTCTTGGACAATTAATTTATCAGGGGTTCCAGGGGTGATTGGTAGTTCTGGCACAAGTGGATCTAGTGGTTCAGCAGGTTCTAGTGGTACAACAGGAACTGGAGGCACATCTGGTACTACAGGAACTAGTGGAACAAGTGGAATAGATGGTACATCTGGAACAAGTGGGTCTGCAGGAACTTCTGGTACAAGTGGAACTAGTGGAACTAGTGGACTCACCCCTGATCCTAATGCAAGAAATGAAACCACATTTACAGCAACAGCAGGACAAACAGTATTCACTGTAACATATAATGTAGGACAAGTAGATGTTTATTATAATGGTTCTAAACTTGCTCCTTCAGAATTTACAGCAACCAATGGTACAAGTATAACATTAGCCACTCCTTGTTTATTGGGTGATATAGTGGATGTAGTGGCATATGTAACAGGTGTAACAGGAACTAGTGGCACTACAGGTACATCTGGTACCAGTGGAACTACAGGAACAAGTGGTACATCAGGAATTGATGGAACATCAGGAACCACAGGTACAAGTGGTACAACAGGAACTAGTGGTACAAGTGGAACCACAGGTACTAGTGGTACTACAGGAATTGATGGAACTTCTGGTACATCTGGTACCAGTGGTACAACAGGTACAAGTGGTACAACAGGTACAAGTGGTACAACAGGCACAAGTGGTACAACAGGTACAAGTGGAACTTCTGGTACTACAGGTACCTCTGGTACTTCAGGGTTATCTATATCATTAACTGCAATAGGCATAACACCAAACGCAAATGCAGCGAGTCTTGTTGGAAGTCTTTTAAATCTACAACCTGCTGATGCAAGTTTTGGAGGTGTAGTTACTACAGGAACACAAACTTTTGCAGGAGCAAAAACATTCAGCTCAGATATTTCAGTAAATACTACTATGACTGTTGGTCGTGGTGGTGGAGGAATTTTATTTAATACTGCATTAGGAACAAACGCATTATATTCTAATACAACAGGCTCATTAAATGTTGCATTAGGTTATCAGGCAGGATTTGGTTCATTAGGCACAAACGCTAATACAACAGGCTCAAATAATATATTCATAGGTTATAATTCAGTAGGTACATCTGCAACCGCATCTAATAGAACATGGATTGGGAATGTTGCAACTACATCAACATGGCTTGGTGGTAGATTATTAATAGGAAGTACAACTGATACAGGTAGTGCAGCTTTACAAGTTACAGGAGCAGCTACGTTCTCTAGTAGTGTAACGGCATTAAGTGGTTTATTTAAGGGGGTTGGTGTTGGTGTATTTAATGCACAATTAGCAGTAGAAAATACAACAAGTGCTTCTGCCTTAATTGTATTTAGTAATACTGCAAATGGATTTTCTTTTGGATTTTCATCAACAGGAACTGGCGGTCAAAGGTTTTCATTCTTTAATGGTGCTCCAACTGAAATTGCATATATTACATCCACAGGAGCAGCTACGTTTAGTTCATCGGTTACTGCGGGAGGATATTTATTTTCAAACACTACATCTCCAAATTCATCTGGATTGCAACCACAATTAAGCGGAACCACAAAAGGATATTTTGCAACTGCTGGAACTACTGGTGACTTATTAAATGAAGCTGCAACTGGCGATATAATAATCAGAAGTAACTTAGGCAAGATATTATTAGGTACTTATGTAAGTGGTGCGTCAGACGCTTACACTGGATTATGTATTGCTAATAATCGTAACGTAGGTATAGGAACAACAAGTCCTGTTGCTAGTGATTCTAGTTCAGTAACTTTACAATTAAAAAACACTGTTGTTTTACAAAATGTTGTTGGAGTTCAAGCTCTTTTTTCAAATAATGCATATTATGATGGTGTTTGGAAAAGAATTACAACTGCTACAGCTGTAGCTGCAATTAGAATAAATGCTGATTCAGGTCAACCAGGTATTTCATTTCACGTAGCAGATGCAGGAGCTGCGGGAAGCACAATAACTAATTGGGATACTACAGATATAAAATTCAGAATAAGAAATGACGGGTTGGTATCATTCCCTCGGATAAATGATTTTACAACAGGTAATTCTCCTAATACATGGATTAACCCAGCATCAAGTTATGGTATTTATATTAATACATCATCAATTAGATATAAGAGAGATGTAATTAATTATGATAAAGGTATTGATATTGTTAATCAATTAAGACCTGTATATTATAAAGGTATATCTGAAGTAGATGGAGATAAACAATTCGTTGGATTAATAGCTGAAGAGATTCATGATTTAGGATTAACTGAGTTTGTAAATTATAATGAAGAAGGGCTTCCAAACTCACTGTCATATCCAAATATGATTGCTTTAGCATTCAAAGCTATTCAGGATCAACAAAAACAAATAGAAGAACTAAAACTATTAATAAAATAACATGGGCTTACCAAATAATTTAGGAAGATTATCTCCTGCCATCACTTCTGATGCATCACTAAACATTGGTATAGGTGTAACTCCTAGTGGTTCATTTAAATTTGAGGTGGGTACAACAAGTAAGTTTACTGGAGTAGCTACCTTTGGATCTACTTTGTCTAATGGTACTTACTCTTATACTTTACCAAGTGCTACAGGTACATTTGCATTAGTAGGTGGAGCGGGTGTAGGAACAGTTACAAGCGTTGCTGCTATTACTTTAGGAACAAGTGGTACTGACTTATCAAGTACAGTAGCAAACAGCACTACAACTCCTGTAATTACTTTAAACGTTCCTACAGCATCAGCTTCTAACAGAGGTGCTTTAAGTGCAGCTGATTGGACAACATTCAATAATAAAACTAGTAATACAGGTACTGTTACATCAGTAGCTACGGCAGGTACAGTGAGTGGACTTACACTTACAGGTGGTACAATAACAACATCAGGTACTATTACATTAGGTGGTACACTTTCCTTAACAGCAGCTAATGTAAATGCAGTCGGAGCTATAACAAATAGTACATCAGGAAATGCAGCTACAGCAACTGCACTTTCTTCAGGTCAATCAAACTGGTCTGGTACAGGAGTGTTAGGTAATGTTGTAGGTTTATTAGCATGGAAAAACTATGGTAATTCCCACGTTATATTTGATGCATCACAAGGTACATCTCCAAGTGGAACTTCGGTAAGTCAGTCAAATGTTCAAAATGTTTGGGCTGCTTCCTATCCTACATTGATGGGATGGAATGGTTCGGGGACTTATGGTGTTAGAGTAGATAGTGCAAGAGTGGCGGATAGTTCAGGTAGTGCTACTTATGCTACTAATAGTACTCGTTTATATGCTACAGATAATCCTTATTGTTATGGATGTGCTTCACCTTATTATATGTATATGACATATGATGGAACTAGATGGTTTCTTCAAGTAAGTCCTGCCACTCCTGCTGCTGTAAGAGTGTCTTATGCTGATGTAGCTGGTTCAGCTAATTCAGTTTCTGGAGGTAACGTATCTGGTAATATTAGTGGTAATGCAGGTTCTGTTACATATTTACCAAATAGGGGTGATGTAGCAGCATATCAAGTTTTATGGGGAGCTCCTTATACAAATGGTATAGGAACTATAGCATACTCTTGTGCTGCAATTACTATTCAATCAAGTACAGGTACTTTAACTGCAACAACATTTAGTGGAGCTTTATCTGGTAATGCTACTACTGCTACAGCAGCACAAAACGCTACATTTTTAACACAACCTAATGCTACATGGGGTGGAAGAGTACAATTAGGTGGAAATGGAGGTGGTGGTGCTGCTACCGTTGCAGTTGTTCAAGCTACCAATGGTAATTTACATATGGATGGCGGAAGTGGTAACGCAATGTATTTAAATTATTATAATAATGGTGCAATTTATTTAAATGGAGGTACTTATTTTATAAGTAGTAATGGTTCACAATATAATGGTAATGCTGCAACTGCCACTAATTCATCTCAATTAAATGGCTATGCTTTTACATCATATGCATATCGTTTAAGTGGTACTGGTTACTATCAGATTAATGATTGGATGTCAGTAAATGGTAATTATGGTATATATTGGCCTAGTAATTATGGACTTCATTTTTATCCAAATAATGATGGTAGTTATGGGCCTGCACAAATACTTGGAGAAAAGGGTGGATGGAAAGGTTTACACTTTGGAGGTGGAACGGGAATGACATTAATGATGAATGAGGGTGAATTTGGATTCCATCGTCAAGCAGTAGGATGGACAGCTAGATTTACATCAGGTATTGGATATTTTGATATTTCTGGTAATGCTGCTACAGCTACAAATTCTAGTAATACAAATAGCATTTCTAATGCTGTGGGTGGTGCTTATAATTGGACAGGACTTAATTATTTTGTATCTAATCAGAACACGACAGGTGCAGGTCCACCATTACAAGCGTATTCAAATAATGGAAGTGGTGCTATAATGTCTTTCCATAGAGGAGGATATTATGCTGTAAATATGGGATTGGATTCTGATAACGTATTTAGAATAGGGGGATGGTCTGCACCTGCTAATAGATTACAACTTGATATGAGTGGTAATCTTACGGTTGCAACTTCAGTAAATGCTACTACTTACTATCAACCTAATACTTCATTCTACTTTACAGTAAATACTGGTTCTTATGGTCCTTGGCGTATAGGAGGTCAGGTGGGTGGTTATTCAGGGTTTATTGTAGATGGTGATATGCAATTAATGATAAATGGAAATGGAGTTTCGGCTCCATGTGGATTTTATCATGCTTCAATTGGTTGGTCTATTCTTACATACGTTAATGCAGCACAATATCTTTATCATAATGGTTCAGAAAAGTTTAGTACAACAAGTGATGGTGCTTACGTTTCAGGAAATCTTTATGTAACAGGTAATGTATATGCAAATTATTCTGACATACGTCTTAAAAAAGATGTTGAGGTTATTAAAGGTGCTATTAGTAAAATTAAACAACTAAGAGGTGTAACTTATACTTGGAATAATGAGCAGGTAAATATTTTAAAGGAAAGAGCAGGTATAAGAGATATTGGTCTTATTGCACAAGAAGTTCAATCTATTGAACCTCTTTTAACAGAAGAATATACAACTCGATTAAATACTCCAAGCAAAGACCCTAAAGAAGCAGAAAACTTTATTTCTGAAGTGTCTGAAGCATATATGACTGTAAAGTATGAAAAACTAGTAGCACTATTAGTCGAAGGAATTAAAGAACAACAAGTTCAAATAGAAGAATTAAAACAATCAATAAATAATTTAACTAATTAAAAATAAAATGGCAAAAACAATCGAACCAATTTCTTCTTGGCAAAATGGCGAAGAAAAAGAAGCAACAGTATTTGTATTAACGTCTTCATACGACAATTTATCTACAAGTGCAAATTTTAATTATCAATTAAATCAACTTATTCCAACTCCACCAAATCCTCCAACTCCTCCAATGTACCCTATGTATAATACATTGGTTACAGGGTCATTGATTATTTCAGGACAGGATTATTTAGATTGGGACGCGGCTACAGATGCTAATGAATGGGCATACAATTGGGCAGCAGGTGAGTTGAAACTTACAATTATTCCAGACTAAGTTATTAAAAATAAAATAAGTTTTTTTAATAAACATTTAATAAACAAAAAATGAAAACAATAACACCCATCTCTATATGGGATAATGGCACAGTCCAAGAAGCAACAGTATTAAATACCTATGCAGTAAATGTAACTCTTAATAGTTCAGCTACCTTTTGGTGGGGATTGTTTAGTACAGTTGATGGTAATATAGCTAATCAGCTATCGCAAGGCAATTTAAATATGTCAGGTGAGGCTTATGCTGAATGGACAATAGATGAATATGCTTGGGATTGGGTAGCAGAACAACTTAATTTAACTATTACAGGTGATTACGTTCCTCCTACAACAAGTACAACAACTACGTTAGAGCCTACTACTACCACATCTACAACAACAGAAAATGTTGTAATTAAATAAATTATTATTACATTTGTCAATAAATCAACTTAAAATGAAGAAAACTAAATTAACACTTGGAGAAGTTATTGCTCTAGAATCAGAGATTAGTGGTTTAACTAATCAGCAAACTGGAGAAGTTGTGCTTAAAGGTTTACTAGGAGAAAAAATTAACCTAGTAATTAAATATCATTTATCTAAACTAGTAAATTCATTTGCAGCAGATAAAAAGATATTAGAAGGATTACGTGATGAACTCATCAAGAAGTATGGTGAAGAAACAGATAATGGTGGCATTATTGTTACACAACACTTAGATGAAGCCAAAACTATAATCAATCCTAAATTTGTACAGTTTGCTCAAGAGTATGAAACATTACTATCTGAACAGAAAGAAATTGAACATTCTGTTATTACATTAGAAGACATTAAAGATATTAATTCTGAAGGATGCTATAGTGTATTCTTTAAGTTAATAGACTCTGATATCATCACTCCTACAGAGGAAGTTTAATAATTACATCATTAGAAGAAATACCTCTATGGCATTCAAAATGTCTAGGGGTATTTTTGTGTTTGGGGCACCAGTCCCAGTCCCCACGATCAAATTTATAATGAGGATTGTTCCAACATCCATGACACAATGTATCATTTGTTATCCTGATACAACTAAACTCATGATCTTTTTCACTGAAGTTAGCAATCATCACCACTTGTTTACCAAGAGCCCACGCTAACCAGCTGAGGCCTGAGCTGAGTCCTATAAAGAACTCACTATAATATATAGTGTTTATAGTGTTATCCATAGAATAGTCTTCTAGTTGTGTACAGTTATCAAAAGGATTCTTTTCTTTAGACACATTAATCACTTTATATCCTTCTTTAACTAGATGATTAATCACTTCTTGCCATCCTTCTTTGGTCCAGAACTTACAACCTGCTGTAGAATTAGTAGCTATTGTAACATATTTACCATATAAATTGTTACTAATCTCATAGCTTATTCTTGGCTTAATCTCTTGAAAATCAAGACCTAATATATTAGTTGCAGCTTGTTGGAGCTTTATAGTATTTGGTAAAGCTGGTTCCTTATTAATATCATAATGCCAACCTAAATTATATTGAGCATAGATGTTACTAACAGGTGTTCCTGGCTTTATAAACTCAAGTTCTGGATACACACTCTCAAACAAATAGTTATGGAATGTACTTACAATAACATCGCAATTATGTTTATTCTTAAACTCTAAACAATAAGGTATCCAGGCTATAGTATCTCCAAGAGAAGAGCTATCAAAAGCAATATAAACTCTTTTGTTTTCTAGACTTAATACATTATTATATATCACCTCATCGTTCTCCCACACTTTAGTTGTCCATTTAGTATACCATTGTCTATTGAGCTTTACCCAATGATTAGCTTTTATAGTATTTTCATATTGTAAAATATTATGTTCATCATAAAAACATATTTTAAATACACTATCAGAAGTTCCTTTTATTTCAAGAAATGGATTGTTGACAAAATGTTGATTAATACTTACATTACTCATCTGGGTAGCACTACTAACCACTTGTTTATATAAAGCAATATGATTGTCTCTAAAATTAATAAACTGATTAGTAGGAATAGTGTATGTAACAGGTTCTTCTAATGCTTGTTCTAATTGTTCTTTTAAATTATCACCTATTGGTGTAATGTATCCATCAAACATTCCACAATATTGTGGCAAATCTCTAGCTAATATTTTACACTCATGACCAATAGCTTCTCTAATAACTAAAGGATTACATTCCCAAGTGCTATTAAACATAAATACATCTGAGGCCATTAAGAATTTATAAACATCATCACGTTCTCCCCATATTTTACAATTATCTGGAAGATCTAATATTATTGGATGCCAATAGTCTCTAAAGTTAGGAGCCATGTTTCCTATAAAATGAAACTGTACATCAGGCATTTGTCTTGCTAGTTCAACAGCTTCTTTTTGATTCTTTCCTGAAGTCCATAGTCCAACATTTACAACATGTTCTTTTGAGAAATCAAAATCTAGATCCATCATAGCTTCATCCCATATACATTTTTTATTCTTCAAATCCTCTATTGGAAACTCAATCACTTGTTTATAAGAAATGGTGTTATTAAATGTCTTTAAGTGATGAGGTGTACAGAAAGCATATGCATCTGGATGAAACATTTTATCATTTGGATTAAATGATACATCATGACAAGTTTCAACTATTCTATAACTTCTTTTATTTGAATATAACTTAGTAACCATCTCTCTATCCAGTCTCTCAGACATTTCATCTATGTGGATAACATCAGGTTTCCAATCATTTATAACATCAAATAGTTCCATTTTATTCTCCCATAGTGTACGAAAGTTTGGATTAACAATGTTCATTATTTGATTTCTTTGTACAACATAATCAATACTATAGCATTGATACTCTACAACAAATATTTCTACATCATTATTGCTTTTCAAAGCCTCTATTCTTTTTAATAAGAATGCTGGCATTCCTCCTGTAGATAAATGGGGTGCTAAAAACAATATTTTTAATTTACTATTTAGTTTAGCTATCATTTTATTCATGATTACAGAATCTTTTTCTCCATGAAAGAATAATAAATTTGATTTAGTCTTAGGAATCTTCACCCATTCTCTAACAGTATTATCTTTACCATTAAACCCAATAGTGTCATACACTTCATTAATAGTATCATATGATCCATTCATATATATGTAAGGAAGACCTGTATGTATGTTCTTCTTCCACAATAAAACATTAACAATAGTTTCTTCATGATAGGGAGCATAATGCGTATGGTGGGCTAACACTTCTGGATGAATGCACATGTTATACCACTCATCTAAAAACTCTATACAATTCTGTCCAGATACAAAATAACCAGTTTGCCTATATTTCTGTCTTACATATTGGTTAACATTAAATAACTCACATGCTGAATGTTCTAATGTTGTAGATAGATCTTTTCTACTAGCTGCTCCTCCTTTACCATTAATTAATAAATATTCATACATACCTTCTACAAAATATGGATGAACAGACTTATTATCAAACATTGTAAATATATTGTCTACATATTTTGTAGCTACACTATCTGCATCTATATAAGCAACAGATTTGGCATGGTTCATTAGAGCATCTTTAACAATAAGTGGACGTTGTATCAACAGTTTGTACACTTTATCATCCTTTCTATCTATATATTTCTGTTTATGAATGATATCTACGTCACATTCCCAATTTATTGTAAGAGCTCCATCAATCTTTAGCTTAGAATTAAGCATATATACTATAACAGGAACATCACTAAATGTCTTTATAGATTTTACACAAGATAGCACTGTGTCAAAATAAGATGCATTTGCATATAATACATATGCTTTTTCAAATTTTATATTTATATACGTATAATATCCATAATATTCATTGTTATATATACATTCTAATTTACTATATCTCTCTTTCATCACATCTATTGTTAGATCTGGTTGATGATGAGTTTCGTATATATTACCCTCATGTTCTCCTTGTTCCATTTTATATGGTACAGCTACTAAACATTCCTTACCACTATTAATAATTGAATTGATCAAGTTTACAGCATCATCCACCTTTAGATGTTCTAATACATCTCCAAGTATAATAAAATCATAATCATCAATATTGAATAATGTAATATCACCAATATAAACATTGTCATATTTTTCTTTAAGATTGTATTTCTCAATATAAGGCTCAAAGATTTCAACAGCATCTAATTTATATCCTGATGAACGTAAAATATCTGAGTATGTACCTATTCCAGGGCCTACATCTAACACTCTGTATGAGATGGGCACATTAGAAATAAACCATTCTTTAACTTCTGGTTTGAAATATGTAAAACTGTAAGGCATAATCATTGGTTTTATTCATCAAATGTAAAAAAACATTTGCAATTCTCAAAACTAATACTTAGCTTTGTTACTCATAGTGTAGATTGCCTTTCTACACATAAAATTAAATTCCCCAAATTAAAAGATGACAAATACTAACGCTGATTTTGCGACTCTCGTAAGTGTATCAGGTGCAATGCTAAGTATTGCTGATATACAACCAATGGTAACTTTAATAGCTTCTCTGGTAGCTATAATAAGTGGATTTTTTGCCATTAGGTATTACATTAAAGCAACTAATAAAATAAAATGATTAAGAATGGAATAATATTTATTTTAATTTTATTGTCTTTGTTTTTGTTTGAATTTAGAATTCCAAAAACAACAACTGTCACTAAAACTAAAATAGATACAATAGTCACTACTAAAACTTTAACTAAATATACTAAAGGAGACAACATACCTTTTAAAGTTTTAGATACCATTTTCACTAATATTTATAAAGAAAAACATGATACAGCCTATATTGTTAAAGATTATAACCAAATTAAAGAGTATACAGACAGCATCAAGCAAGACAGTAACCTCTTTGTTATCAAAGATACCATCAGTCAAAATAGAATCATTGGGAGATCATTTAAAGCCCAAGTCCAAGAAAAAACAATAACAATTACAAATAACATTACTAATAAATCTAAAGCTGCTTTATACTTAGGATTGAGAAGCGATATAAGCACAGATTACACACAAGTGAATCATAACTTCATTATAAGTTTAAAGACACGTAAGAAAGGCTTATTTAATATTGGATATGGAATGTCAGGATATTCAGTAGGGTATTCATTGAAATTATAAAGTTTAAGCAAGATAAAATTGGAAAATTTTATAAAAAATTTTTTAGAGGGGGGGTGGGTAGTTTTACTCATTGGTGCAGCTGGAATGGTTGCTCGACTTGTTACAACAAGTGAGAATCAATCAGGAATAGATGTAACAAAAAAGATGATAAGTGCAATGATAGCATCTTTGATTGCATGGTTTGTGATGGAGCAATTTGAGATTAGTTCAATGTATAAAGCTATTACCTATGGACTGGTTGGGTTAAATAGTCCTGAGATAATAAATGGAGTGCTAAAACTAAGTGGACAGTTTGCTGCTGACCCAATGTCTTTTATAAAAAAAGAGCAACCTAAACCAACAAGAAGAAGGAAATGAAAAATATATTACTCATTATATTAACTGCTATAATTTTAGCTATTGCAGGATTTGGTAAATATGTAGAACATACTATAAAGCAAAGTGCTACAAGTATTTATGAAGATAGATTAGTTCCACAACCTTACCTAAGTAGGAAGTTTGATTATTATGGATCAACTATACAAGATCAAATTAAAGTAATAAAGGGTGGTAAGATTGATTTAATTTCTATTCAAAAAGAAAAAGAAATAACAGATACAATGTGGGCTGCTTATTTAAATACATATCAAACTCCAGAAGAAAAAGAAATAAGCCAAAAAGCTGAAATGTATATTGAGATAGCAGATGAATTCTTTGTAAAAATTACTTTAGATGAAATTATTACAGATGATGAAGCTAAAGAAATGGATGCAAAAATCTATCCTGTATTAAAATATGTAAATGAATTAATAGATATACAAACTAAAATTGGAGCAAGAGAAACCAAAGAAATGATTTCTCTTCTTGATAAGTTTTCTAGTTTTATAATAGGAGCAATTGCACTTGCTATTACTCTGTTAGGTTCTATTGTTTATGATATGTTTAAGAAACCTGCTTTACCAAAGAAACCACTAAGAAAAGTGGCAGTTAAAAAGGTGGCAGTAAGAAAAGTGGCAGTTAAACAGAAATGAGATTAATATTTATTTTATTATTTTTTATTGCTTTAGAATCAAAGGCTCAGTATTATATAATGGCTGCTCCTAATGTAGCGTTTGATACTAAGCTTCAGGACACTAAAAACTTATTAGGTGGAACTATTGAAGTGGGAAAGTATTTTGGGAATACAGCAGTGGGAATTAATAGTGGTTGGTGGACATTTGACAGAAAGGATTTTTATCAAGAAGCTATGGCCACCTTTCCTATTTATGAAAGGTTTAGTGTAAGTGCAGCTATTGGATATTTTTACTATCATAAAGATATTACGATGGAATATGATTTCAATTATACAATACCATTAAAAAAAGAATATTCATTTGTTTTAAGTTATGGTGCTCAGAGTGCTTTTGGAGATACATTTGGATCATACTCTATAGGTATTAATAAGGACTTTAAAATTAAATAATATGAAACAGTTTTTTTGTGATGAAAGTGGAAGTCTAAGCATGAAGCGTTTATGTGGATTGTTATGTGTAATAGCTTTATGCGTTACTATGTACCATAATTCGTTTAGTGAAGAACACACTGCACCATCAACAATATTAGTAGAATCAGTAGCCTTATTGGCTTTTGGATGTTTAGGATTAACCTCAGCTGAAAAGATATTTAAGAAATGAAACTATCAGAGAATTTAGATTTGTCAGAAGTGACTAGAAGTGAATCTGCTAAAAGAAGTGGTATAGATAATATGCCAACAGAAAAACATTTAGAAAGCTTAAAAATACTAGCAACTAATATCTTTCAACCAATTAGAGAACATTTTAAAGTTCCAATACATATAAGTTCAGGATATAGAAGTGAGAAGTTAAATAGACTTGTTCCTGGTACATCATTAACTAGTCAACATTGTTTAGGTGAAGCTTTTGATATTGACATGGATGGAACAGCAATTAAGAATAGTGAAATCTTTAAATACATAAAAGATAATTTAAATTTTGATCAGCTTATTTGGGAATTTGGTGATGATATTAATCCTTCATGGGTACACGTTAGTTATAAAGCTAATGGTAAACAACGTAAGCAAATCTTAAAAGCTATTAAAAAGAATGGTGATACAAAATATATTCCTTATAAATAAACCAACCAATGGCAAAGAAAGCAAATATAATAAAGGATAAAGGTAAAGTGACTTTTGGTAAAAGACGTATAGGAAAACATTCTAAAACTACCAATAAACATTCATCTCCTAGCTCTAAATATAGAGGTCAAGGAAGATAACTAATTTGATTACTATTTTATAACTAGTTTAGTTATACTAAATTATTGTAAAGCATTAATTGTTACAATAAACATCATATTTTTGTATAATGAGTATACCTAATAAACAAATAGGCTGGAGTCAAGAATCTAATCTACTGTGGCAAGTAGCTTCTCAATTAGAGAAGCTTACATGTGTTACATGTAATATTATGGGTACTAGTGGAACTTCTGGTACATCTGGATATGATGGAGATAGATTTAGAACTACATCCACTACTGAATTTACATTAGGTGTAAGTACAACAATTGTTGTAGAACCTGGATTGGCTTATACACCAGCTCAAGATATTATTATAACATATAATGTTGGTAATCATCAAACTTGCACTGTTGTAAGTTATGACATTAACACTGGTGTAATGGTAATTGGTCCTTCTGTTACAGTTACAGGAAGTGGAACATATTCTCTATGGACTGTTAACTTAGATGGAGCAGCTGGTGGAGATGGTTCTTCAGGAACTAGTGGTACTTCAGGAGTTAATGGAACTAGTGGAAGTTCTGGTAATACAGGAACAAGTGGTACATCAGGAAGCTCAGGAACAAGTGGAGTGAATGGAGCTGCTAGTGGTTATTTAGGATCTTTCTATGACACTACAAATCAAACAGGAGTTGCAGGAAGTGTTCTTACAATGGGTCTTAATAATTCAGATCCATGGAACAATGGAGTATCTATAGTTTCTGGTTCTCAAATAACAATAGCTAATCCTGGTGTATATAACATAGCATTTAGTGCACAGATGGTAAAAAATAGTGGTAACACTGCTACACATATACATATTTGGTTAGCACAAAATGGTACAACTGTACCTATTAGTGCTTCACAAATAGGTTTTCCTTCCAACTCTGTGTATGTTGTACCAGCATGGAACTTCTTTTTTAAAACAACCACTGCTAATGAATATGTACAACTTAAATGGGAAATAAATAGTAATGCAGATAATGCAATAGTGATGACATCAGCTCTAGCTACAGGAAATATTCCTGCTATTCCTGGATTAATTGTAACAGTAAACCAAGTAGGATAATAAATATAAAATATAAATAAAATGAAAATTCCAAACAGGCAAATAGGTTGGAGTCAAGAAAGTAATTTGTTGTGGCAAATCAGTAAGCAATTAGAATATCTTATTAAAGTGACAGCTAATCTTACTACTACCACTACAACTACTACAGTAGCTCCTTAATACAAATAAAAAACCAACCAACTACATATATGAAGAAAGAACTCAGATTTATCTGTGCCCAACCAGATGACACCTATTACACATGGCAGGTACATCTATGGCTTGAAAGTTTGAAAAAACTTGGGCATTCAAATAAAGCCACTGTATTAATATACATCCCTGACTTTAGAGAAAAGAATACTAGATGGGAAAAGATAATTGATCTATATCCAGAAACAGAATTTGTTTTCTATAAAGATGTAGATAAAGTGAGTAAACTTCTAGGTATCTATATACCAATCATTAGGCCTTATGTTCTAATGAGATATTTTAGAGACCATCCTGAAATGAAGGATAAAGCTGTATTCTATTGTGATAGTGATATAGTTTTTACAGAGAAGTTCAATATTGATAAGTATATAGATGATGATATAAGTTATCTATCAGATACAAACAGTTATATCAATGCTTCATATTTTGATAGTAAAATAAAAGATGTCCTTCCTGAAAAGCTAGAAGCTTATAAAGAAAGAGATATACTACAAGAGATTACATCTTTAAATGGTATATCAAGAGAAATAGCAGAAGCTAACAACTTACATTCAGGAGGAGCTCAATATCTATTAAAGAACATAGATGAACAATTCTGGAGTGATGTAATGACAAGTTGTTTAGTTATTCGTACACACTTAAGAAATATCAATCAAGAGTTCTTTCAAGATGAGAATAAAGGATTTCAAAGTTGGTGTGCTGATATGTGGGGGGTGCTATGGAATATATGGAAAAGAGGAGGACAAACAATAAACACTCCAGATATGGAATTTGCTTGGAGCTCTGATCCTATTGAGAAACTTGAAAGAACAACTATATTACATAATGCAGGAATAACTGATCCATTTATGGGAGGAAGTTATCCAGCTTTTTATAAAGGAACATATCACACTGGTAAAGATCCATTTGATGATCCTCATTTAGAAATAGTTAATAATAATGAAGAAACTAAAAAACGTTGCAATCATTATTATCTACAACAACTTCTTGAATTAAAGAAGAAATACAACCTTAAATATGAATAAAGATTTTGTAGCCCTGGTTGCTAGAAGTCTTGCTTAATTTATATAAATAAAGAAAATTTTTATTCACAAATTAAAAAAATTAAAAATGGCAAATGGTAACAATCAACGCTTAAAAGCGTATGTAAGATTTGATGGAACTGGTAGAGTGGTAGCAGGGTCTCTTATTCTTAGAAAAAATAAACCTAAAGTGGGTAATTGGCAAGAAATTACAGCATATGAATGTTGTAATTATACCACCACCACTACAACTACAACTGCAGCACCTACAACTACTACAACCACTACAGTGGCTCCTACAACTACAACTACTACTACAGAACCAAGATAATAATGGCAAAATCATTTTTTCCAGAAGATATGATGAAATCTTCTTCTGAAGAATTGACATTGGAAACTATAGCTGGAAAGCTTACATATTTTCATGAGCAATTACATCTATTGCATTGGCAAACAACTTCGTATGCTACACATAAAGCTTTAGGAAAATTGTATGAATATGTACAAGATTTTAAAGATGGATTGATTGAAAAGATTATGGGGTATACAGGTAAAAGACCTGTTCCCTATAAAATAGAACCTCTTACAAACTGTACAGGTATGCAATGTACTTTAGATCTTCTATCTTTTGCTTCTCAATTAAAAGCATATGGAGAGGTTAATAAGTTTCATGATGTATGTAATCTAGCAGATGCACTATCTGGAGAAGCAGCTAAAACTAAATATCTATTAACACTTTCTTAGAATTGTGCAAATAAATAAAAAGTTTTTTCCAGAAATACTTCCAGATAATGAAGAAATGTATTTTTCTCATTTAAAAGGAATAATAGATTCAGTAGATGAACTATCTACATTAGAAATAATTAAAGGGCCCAATGCTTATATATTTAGACTAGCACCTAGTCTACCTAAGTATAACCCAATGTTATTGGAAGAAATATTAAAGTTTCACAACATGTTTAAAATTAAATTAGATTTATCAAAAAGCAT